TTTTTTTCTTCTTTAGTTAACTTTTCATTCCAGTCTTTAACATCGCCTGACATAGGTATTTCAGTGTGTAACCAAAACGCTTGTGCCTGCTTTAACCAACCCTCATTATAATAATCAGGATATTCAAAAGGTTTATATGCTATACGCGGTTCAAATAACCCCATCTATATTTCTAGTTTTTTATCGTTTTTGTTTTGTTTTGCTTTTTCTTTTAGTTGCTCAACTGTTTCATCATAATTAGGAAGCTGTTGTATGAAAGCATACAAACCAGATATGCGTTCATCTAGCATTCGCATTTCCATAATTATTTGTTCTGATACAGCTTTTAACTGGCTAACATTACCAGCCAATTCGGCTCTCGTTGGTGTGCTCATAATGCGTCTTTACTTAATATCAAAGGGCTTTCATCTTTATTAGTTTGTATTTCAAAATGTGTTTCCCTTTCTGTTATAATAATTTTTTTATTTTTAAATCTTTTAGGATATTTTTTTAATAGATATTCTTGCCAATTATTCATCATATACTGTTAAACATAATTCTACAAAAGGTAAATATATTACATGTTCGTTATATCCTTTGTTAATATAACTTCTTGCCCCGATAACTACACCGGGATAAAATCCTATACTAAGCTCCCACGGTTTCATTCAAATAGTAATTAAGCATTTTCATGTGGTGTTTTATTCTCTCTAAATAATGATTCTTCAATGTAAAATCCGTGTCGTCCTGCGATTTCGTCAATTGCTCTTGAGCTGATTCGCTTGCTGTATTTTTCATACTTTTTAATATCTTTTTCTAATTTTCGTCTTTTGTAATGTAATGACGCTAATTTTTTCTGTTTTCTTTTATTAACTGAATCGTCCGGTCTACTTCCTTCTGATTTTGCGGTTTGTAAAGTGTCTTTCCAATATTGTTTTTTGTCAGCCATAATTTAAAAAGTTTCCAACGTAAGGGGAAAGATTCATTAGCTCTCCCCTTGCATTCTATGATGTAGTCTTTTCCAGTAAAGTCAGGTGTATATTTAATACCCAATACTTTCTTGCTCCCTCGGTTAGTGTAATCACCTTTCCCGTTTGCTTGTTTTTCGTAAGATTCATTTGTAAAATTAAAACTTTCGATAAGCTGGAAAACTTCACCCTCATAATATTCAAATAATTTTTCTTTTTTTAAAGCCATATAAGTGTAGCGTTCAAGACCGGAAGCAAAGTTAATGCCATCATACGTAATTTTCTTTGCTGTTACAGGCCCACGCTTTTTACTTTTCCTTCGTCTCATTAGTATGATTAGTTGTCCATGTTTTATTTATATTGTAGCCTAATTGATCGGGTGGTCCAGGATCTGGATAAGCAGAAACAAGTTCAGCATCTACTTCCCAATCTTTAATGTAACACTCTTCAACTTCTTCACGCAATGACATACGAGCTTTTTCAATATAGTTTACTGCATCCATAAGTTCTTCTTGTAAATGATTAAGCCAAGTATCTAGTGGCTGGTCATCATCAAAAAGAGTAACACCATACTTTTTAAAACCTACGTCAGATCGCTTTTGAATCTTACTTACTACTTGTTGTATAATTTTATCACGCATCTTTTACAAATGTTCCGTTAATCATTCTACCAGTTCTATTAGATATTTCATCATAAGCAGACTTAATGCAAATTTCAATATCGGTACCGATAAGGTGGGCAAGATTAGTAAGAACAACAACACTATCACCAATAGCATCAATAATACCTGCCTTATCATTTTTAAGTAAAGCTTGGGATAATTCTCCGGATTCTTCATATAATTTAATTAATTGTGTTTTAGCGTCGCCTTTATCATATAAGCCGCGATCATTAGCCCATTGTCTTATATCTTCAAATATATTATCTGACAATACAGGTTTTGTTAAAGTTTGGAACTCTCCCGCTTCAGCCATGGCTTTATTATAAATATAACAGGTGCTAGGACCAAATTGACTATTATGTACATTAGATATAACCCAATCAATCTTATCAGTCGAGTCAAGCTTGAACGTTCCATGCTGTGTTTTAATTTCTAAATCTGCTAAAAAGTTTGCATTTAATTCCTTTGAAGATATTTTAAATGTAGTTGTAGTCGGTGATGAGCTGTGCTTATTCATAGTCTTTTTAAATAAATCTTTATAAGGTTTTCTATCTACTTTATACCCTAAATCCTTTTGAAGTGTTTGCTCTACCTTAGAAGCTTCTGCTACATCATCTGTTTCAAAAAGTATTTCATATTCACCAGGTTTATAACCTTGAGTTTCAATAATACGCTTTTGAACATTTGTTGTACACCCAATTTTAACGCCAGGTATATGATAAATTTTGTACTTACCTTTGCTTAGAGCTGTTTCCATTTTTTATTGATTTAATTATTTCTAAACTTCTTTTACTAAGAAATTTACCCATATGATTATTTTTTTGAAACCAGTATCTATACTCCAACATTGAGCTGGGCTTTAATTGCTTCATGAGGTTTATAGTTTACCAAGTGAATCATTTTATGTGTTGGTATTCTTATAAAGCGTCCTGCTCCTTCTTCAATAGATAATCCAAAATCAATTCCCACGCGAGGAAGTTCCCTAAAATCACGGGATAATTGCTCTCTAGCTTGGTCGACATGATTGTTGTAAAGATGACAGTCCCCAAGTGAAGCAGTAAGGCGCCCAGGTCTATAACCCGCTCCTTTTGCCAACATAAGTAAGAGTAAACCATACATGGCAAAGTCATAAGGCAAGCCAAGAAAGACATCAGCAGATCGCTGGTTCCATAATAAATTAAGTTTTCCATCGTTTATATATATTTGAAAGCCATAATGACAAGGAGGGAGTGCCATATCATCCATATCATTGGGATTCCATAAGCTTGCCACAATGCGCCTTGAGCTTGGCTCTTGTTTAATTTGCTTGAGTATTTTTTCAAGCTGGTCAACACCATTAAAGTCCCTAAGCTGCTTCCCATAAACAGGACCAAGCGTACCGTCAGTTCTACCTGAGCGCTTATAATCAGGATCCCAGTAAGTAACGCCGTTATCGCGCAAGTAAGCAATGTCAGTGCGTCCTTGTAGGATCCATAATAGTTCCGTAACTGCATGTTTAAAATATATTTTTTTAGTTGTTAGCAATGGAAATCCAAGTTCCATGTCATGTCGAAGCATTCTTCCAAAGACAGATTGCGTCCCAGTCTTTGTTCTATCCTCTTTTTGTGCTCCGCCGTGGAGTATTCCTGATAGTAATCCTCTGTACTCATCTTGTACGTTTATCATAATAATATTTACACATTTCGTAATAACTAGGCCATATAGTATGTTTGTCATATATATGAGGTGCTATATTAGCTTTTTCACCTTTTACATATGGTCCAACATTTATACCTATTTTCCATTTTCCAATTTCACCATTAATACCCAGCGGGGATATTCTAATATTGTTTCTTATGCAATAATTAGAAGCTTCAATTTCTTGGGGATTAGGATGATACTTTGGCATCCAATTTTCTTTTTTCTTTGCCATTAATCCCAAGGCATTGGTCCACTAGGAACTTCTGATAAAGGCATATAGTCTCCAGAAGCATGGTTCCATTTAAAATGTGCTTCTGCTTGATTCTCACCTAAGTTTTGAAATTTTACTTTAAGTACTTTAACTTTCACGGAATTGTTAGTGTAATCTCTATGTACTAACAAACCATGATAAGAAGCATCATACCATTCACCGCCACCTTTAATATTATACATAGTGGGTTCGTCAATAGTACCATCATCTTTTTTGTACATTTTAGTTGGGTGCGCTACAACAACTACTAAAACATCATACTTTTTCGCAAAAGCTTCTATTTTAGCTAAATATTCCATTGTTGCATCTGGTATAGACATATCAGAAGCACCTTTCATTTTAACTTTATTATAAGGATCAATTACTAAACATTTAATACCTTTTCTTTTAACTAACTCAGCACCTTTTTTAAGCACTGTGTCTAAGTCGTATCTTTCTGCTTCTATAAAGTAAAAATTATCATTTACTATTTCAAAGCAGCGATTCCACTTTTCAGTTCCTAAATCATTTTCTTTAGGCATCCAGCCGCCAATCTTTCTAATTAGCTTGTGAGCGTGCAGAAATGTTGGTTTGTTCTCCGGTGAAGCAAATGCTGTTTTCCAACCATACTTCATTTGGTAACCCACAGCCATTCTATCAACAAAATCAGACTTGCCAGAGCTAGGCACTCCTGTAACGGTGATGAATTGCCCTGTATAAGTACTGAATATGCTATCAAAGTTATCA